GGGAGAGAGAGGGTGCCCTTACGGGACCGCCACGGATGGCGGTGAATGGGTGCACGTGGGCGAGCGCTATTTGTTTTGGGCGGCGCGCTGCCTACAACTCCCCAAGCAACCGGCGTGACTCGGTTTCCGGGCGTGCGGCCCGGGGGTAGCTGTCCTAGTAACCAAACTAGAAGGTGAAGTTGTGGGCGACCTGGATCACACTGATCGATCGCACTCCCCAAGTGAAGTTCAGGTCTACGGGCTTCAAGAGGGCGTTGGGCCCGAGCACATCGAAGACGGCGAACGTAAGGAAGCCGGTGCCCGGTTCGGTGTCGCAGATCTGTGGCCACTCGGCAACCATGAGGATGTTGTAGCACTCGGCGGCATCGAAGATCTCCGTGAAGGAGAAGGCGCCGGGCTCGACGCGGTCCGTCATGGCAATGCAGATCATGTATCTGCCGGTGGAGATGCGGTCTGGGAACCGGATGCAAGTGACTGGTCCATCAACCTCCGTAGTCAAGCCGAACGCGTTGCGCGTGGCGCTCACAACGGCGCCGTTGATGAAGGAGTCGTAGGCTCCAGCGGGCGCGAGGAGGTTGGAGTAGGGTAGCGACTCAGAGAGGTTGTGGACTTGCTTCTTATAGAAGGTGATGTCGTACGTGACCCAGAGCTCACCGAGGGTCACGCCGGCGGCGGACATGCCCTGGGTGGCAATCTGGAAGCGTCCCAAATTGTGGAGGTTGGCGGACGTAGCACTCCCGGCGCCTTCCCCTGTGTAGAGCAGGCGCGTTAGGCGCTCGCTCAGATCACACTCAATGCCGTGGATGGCAGATTCGTGGGCGGCTGTGGAACAGGCATAGTCGGCATTCTCCATTTCGGCCTTACTGGCATAGGCGGGGTCTGCGGTGTCATAATCGGTGGCGAGAATGACAACTCCCAGCGCCTGAGATGTGCCGTTGTAGGCGGAGGACGTGGACACGTATTCAAACGCGATGCCGTTGGGCATCCATTGGTCGAAGAGCACGGCGAGTCGGGACAACCAAGGAAAGGTCACGGAATTCGCCGGGTTGATAACGAACGAGTGGTTGTCAAACGTGGTGGATCCGCCCACGAGCACTCCACCGGAGACGATGTCTCCGATGTACTCGCGTTCGCGGATGCGCACACCACGCTTACCGTCGGGAGTGAATTCCGGGACGACCGGGCCATGGGGAGTCCGGGCGACGAGGGAATTCGTCGTGATCTGATAGTCTCCTTTGCCGGAGATCTTCGCCAAAGCTTTCTGCGCTAATCGAGCTCCAGCCTGGCGATTGCCCAGGCGGGCTCCGACTGCGGATCCGGCGGCGTTTGCGATCTCGCGGGCAACATGGGAGGCTGCAGCTCGTTTCACAATGTTCTTCAGGGATCGTGGCAACTTGTAGTCGCCAGCCCCGGTGATCGCGTCTGGGTTGGCGGGCTTGCGGCGGCGGTTGCGGCGGCGGGGATTGGTCATCTTGTTGGTTACTAAAGACAATAGCAACGTATCTTACAAAGGACAGAAAAGAATCAAACACGAAATACACTAAACTCACAAAAGCTCTATGGTACATTTGTAAACGCCCGCAGGCTTAGCTATCCCTCTCGAGGATAGCGAAGGCCCATGGCGCCCTCACGACAGCGGGGAGCTGCGTGATGGTGGCCAAATCGGACACGAATGAGGCGTGGTCGGCGCGGGTCAAACCGTACCTGTTGTAGAGGAACGCCCAGATCTCGGGCGATTGTTCGTGTCGGCGGCCCGCGTGCATCTTGTGGTCATCATCAAGGATCACGCGGCGGCGTGGCGTCACGGGGAGTAAGTTTAGTACGTGTTGAAGGTATTCACGGGCGAATGGAACATGCCACATGTCTGTCAAGTACACGCTGACCACCGAGCGATAATCCAGGGTGGGTTTGTCAAGCATCCATCCTACCTTGGTGAGAAACCGGCCCAATTTCGGAGCGGGCATCAGACCATCGGCGGAGGGATACATGAGTTTGCTGCAGAACTCGTAATCCCATAAGTTCTGTGATACTACGCACGTTATCGGGCAACCTAGGCGCAGTGCGCGTGCGCGCACCCGTTCTGGGTCGATGCGTAGGCGGGAGATGGCGCTGTTATCATCTCCGTTGAGGGGCATGGCAACGTCCGAGCCGAGTTCAGCTTGATCGGCGAGCGCGTACAATGACACGCGGGCGTTGTGTTGGGTGTTTCCGGCGGACGTCTTGGCGTCGCCGGAGGCGCGGCGGTAGGCAACGGAGACCGCAAGCCCAGAGCGGGTGATGCCCTTGAACTTGCGTCCCCCGAGCTCCGCGGCCAGGGATGCACCGCTCAAGCCGAATTTCTTCCAATGCTTGAGCTCGCTTTGCACTGCGAGGTGGTGGTAGTGGGCGTCCATACGCACGAAGTCGATCATGATGAACCAGACGTCTGGGCCGAAGATCGCTCGCCAGTGGCAGAACCACGCGGCAAACGTCTCGGAGGAACACGCACCGTAAAGGATGGAGCTAGTGGCGTTCCAGACGCGTTGCATCCGCTCTCCAAGCGCGTGGAAGAACGGGCCCGTGCGCACGAGGCGCTCGGGCGTGCTGCTGATGATCGAGCGTGGGAAGCCGCGGCGGACCAGCTCATCAGAGACGATGAAGTCGATGAGCCA